GCGTAGCTGGTAACGTAATGCAGGTGTCACTGGATGCCATTGAAGAACATCCACTGTTCGATGAACTAAGTGGGGCAGCGGCAGACAGACAAACATCTGTTGAATATTATATCGCTTCTGTAGGAACGAACCCAAGTCCAACATTGGATGACTGGTTCCCAATCCTTCCAGAAGACCAGAAGGTAGTTAAGTCTGAACTCCTTATCTTTGATACAGGAACAACAGCAACTCTCCGCTTCCCTGCATTAGTTGGAAGTAAAGAAGCTCCAGCTGTTTATAAGAATGGAATCAAGATAGACAGTGATGACTGGGCATTTGCTTCTGGTGGATACAAGGTACAACTCTTAACAGCAAGAGACCAACTTGCTATCTACACGATTGATTATACTCCGAATGCGGCATTCTATAATCCGTGGACGGTTGATATTAATCAAAAGCAAAGCACGCCTGTTAAGTATACTCAGACATTTGATACTGGAACGAATCACAACAAGACAGTGGTACTAGAAAAGTATCCTTATATTAACTATGAAACAATTAATACGACGGACGGCTACGAGCCTAACACAAATGCATATGTTCCTGTTAAGGTAACCTTACAAGAGGCAGGTATTATCGGGCCAAACCGTATGACTTATAAGCAAATCTTCCCTTACGATGGAACTGATAAGCAATTAGTTTACACAAAGAACGTGACGAACTATAAGACAGGTATCCATCCAGAGATGAAAGCTTACAGTATTGACCCTGAATCAGCATACAATGGTTTTGAATTCTATCAGGAAGGCGACAAGCTTTTCTTTACTGAAACATTTAACAATGCTGATATGTATACGAATGCTCAGGAGTCACATGGTAACGCAAAAATCCAAGTGGAATATGAATACTTGTCATCTGATTTCCGTATGAAGATTATTCTTCGCCGTAACTCAACTGATGAGAATACATTAACACCAGTGGTACATGAGTACACATTAAAATTCAAGGTGATGAAGTAATGGAAAATCAATATAACTTTGAAGTCAAATCAAAAATATTTGAGAAACATGCTGACTATCTCTTTGAAAAAATGTATGAGCAGTTAAAGGATACGATGTCCGAACAAGAAGTGCAGGCTAAGGTAGCAGAAGCTATTCAAAAATACTATGTTAATCTTGGCCGCGCCCTCTTTACTCCGCGTAAAGCAGAGCCAGGGCATCTTCCTTTTATAGAAGAATACAATGATTCTACTGAGGAAATCACGAAGGACATCTCCGTTCTCTATGGTGAAACAGAAGAGATTGGAAGTTACCTAGCTGACTACTTTAACTATGCTCAGAGTGAAAAGCTAAGAGTTCAGCAGCGCATTAGAGGACTGACTGGTTTAACCAATGACCTGAATCTAATTGCGAATGACACATCAGACAATGGACAATACTTCCGCGATAGCTTTGATGATTCTACTGGTATTGAGACTAGTATGATTATCGGTAAAGCTGTACAGGTAGCAACAGCAGAAGGTATCGTTACCCTAGCTAGAAGTGGAACTGTAAACCGAAGTAACAATGCAAAGATTAAAGCTATCCAAGGAAACGGTGAGGCTGGTACTTACCATCTAGTACGTGACGTAAAGGTTACGCAAACTGATGGAACAACAAAGACAAACAGTGTCTATGTAAGTGACCAAGCAGCTAACGATAATGCCAATATGATTTTAGATGGCAGACCTGACACTATCTTTGAATACCAAATGGTAAATGTAAAGGCAACTGACATCACTGATGTAGCCAAAGGCTATGACTTTGATTGGGTAAATGGTAAGAAGCAAGGAGATAAGCTACGTCTTAAAATTGTTATTGAGCTAGAAGATGTAGAGGATATCAACTGGATTAACATTAATCCTTATAACCCTGCTCTTAGTACAGGTAAGGTTGTGGTGTACAGCATTCGTACATCAGCAGATGGCTTTGATTATCAGGGTCTTTATGAGGGCGGCAACTACATTATCAATTCTGAATTGAATACAACTCCTCAGACTTATCGTGCCGATGCTATTTTTGACGGAAGTAATAGCTTCACAGATTCTAAGTTTGCTGGTCAGGGCGTGTGGGCTTTCCCTACTCGTAAAGCTAAGTACATTGAAGTAGTACTAGACCAGAACGAATCCTATGAAGAAAAGATTGGACACACCTATTACCAAAAGGTTAAAAAAGGTACAGATGGTACTGATGTTGGGCAGCCAACTCGTATTAAATCGGCGGACGTACCAGACACAATCAAGAAGTCACCAAGCGGAAGATATAACTTCGATAAGGACACAGATGTCGTTAAGGATATTGAAAGCTTTATCGGGTGGAGATACGCTATTGGTATTCGTGACATTAATATCATGAGCTACCAATTCGAAGAGAAGAGTGAGCTTGTATCAAAGCGTTATGAAGTAGATGGAACTATCAGTGAGGTTATGATTTATGCGAATGAAAAGATTCCTCAATCGTACCTGACTCAAATTTCTACATCAAATGACTGGATACAATACTTCGTTTCTTTTGATGACGTGAACTGGATTCAGATGTCACCGATGCACCACCAACCTGTAACAACTACGTTCCCTCCTAAGATACTTCAAATCAATGGGAACAAAACAGACCTAGAATCATCTTTCCAACTGTACAAGACGTACATTGATTCAGATAAACCTGTCACTGGAGTAAGATTAAAAGTCGTAATGTCCCGTCCTTCTTCTACAAAGGATGCTCCTAACATGGAGTATAGCACTCCTATCCTAGAGGACTATGCAATACGTGTAATCTTAAATGACGAACACATACAAGAATAGAGGTGACCAGCGTGGGAATACGTGATAAACGTTTTTATCGGGCTATTAACCGCATCCTACGGGAGGAACTCCAGAAAGGGAACCTCCCCTCCTCTAAGGAATTTTCATGGCGGCTTGACAATTACCTTCGTGAATATGACCTTAGCAGACCTGAGTATAACTTCAAGCCTGTAAGAGAAGGAAGCACAGCCAACGCTTATGACTACAATAAAACTATGGTTAGCGTACACAATGACTTGAATACATTGTACGAAAGCACAATTGATATTCATAACATGCTTGCCAAGAACTTCTCTAAGTTTGAAGTAGACAAGAGTAAATTAGAATATGAAATTAATACCCTTGAGAATAGATTGAAGGAACTTATTCTTTTATATAGCAAGAATGGATTTCTTTCTACCGTATATGATGTCTTCGATGACATCTCTAAGGTAGATACATCTTCCACTGCTCATGTGGATATTAAAAAGCACGAAGTAGTGATTCCAGAAATTAAGAACACCAGCAGAAAGATTAGTCCTGATGCGGCAACTGCTTTCTCTATCCTTCCTGAGATTCAGAATGAGGTAAAGGTTCTTACTATCAGTGGAAGTCCATCAGATGCACTGACCGATAGCATTAACTCTACTTGGCAACAGCTTGTTCTCACTCCAATCAAGGAATATGTAGCAGGCTATTACTACATTGACTTTAAAGAAAAGCAGACAATGAATCGTATCAGCATATCATTGCACTCTGTAAAGCCAACTACTGTAAGGATTGAATTCTCGCCAGATAATATTAACTGGTTTACTCTTCCTTATCATGAAGATGGTAGATTGGTTTCTAGTGAATACACATTTGACTTCCCTACATTAGAGATGGAACAAATCAGAATCCTTCTTTCTAAGACGGAGCCAGATGACCAAACTTCTACAGATGCTTTCACACAAAGTACAGATGCAAACATGTACAAGTATGTAATGGGCATTAAGAATATTAGTATGTTCCAGATGGATTATCCACCTAGTGCAACACTAGTATCGACGCCGCTACAAGCTACTGTACCTGCTGGGCAAAACTTTAGTATTAATCAAGTGTCCTTAAGTGTAGAAGAAGAACTACCATCTGCAACGGATATTAAATACTGGATTGCTATTCCACCAGAGAGTGGAGACCCTGAATGGAAAGCCATTTCTCCAGTTGAAAGAAAGAGTCCAGCTTACAGTCAAATCATTGACTTCCGTAATATCAGCGGCGCTCCTGCTACGGTCATGACAATTGACCCATCTAAAGCATTGACTGAATATGAAATGGAAGGTTACTATGCTAACGGTATTAAGTTCTACAAGATTGGTGAAGTAGAAAACAAGCTAATCGTAAATGGAACTGAGCGTTTATTTGTAGGTAAGGATACGTGGGGCATTAAGAAGTTTGCTTATCAGCAAGCTGACCATGCTACACATCTTCCTAGTATGACGGACTGGGCGAAGCCCCAGGATTATGAGTACGACTATGTGAAGATAGAAGATGGTAAACCTGGTCTTATCCTTGATGGAGAGAAGCACGATACAGCTTATAACTATATGATGACTGTCGGTGTTCTTTCTGCAACAGGACAAGAAGTGCAGGCGGCTGTGCCAGCAAGTACAGAACCTATTGCTATCTATGTAAACGGAGTAATGGTTTACCAAGGCATTCCTGATTCATCCACTAAGGTAGCCTACAAGTTCAACTTTGGATGGAATGAGATTATGGTTCTCCTTTATACACGTAACCCTGAGGCAGCGAACGGAGTTACCTTAGACATCAATTTAGATGTGCGTAAGTATGGAGCGAACGTTTACTCACAGGCAAAGCCAATGGAACTAGTAACACTACATGACTTACGTTACAACGTAAAGAGCAATGACCGTGGTAAGTATGCATTGGATACTGTAAACGATGTGTCCTATGTAATCCTTAACCATGCGGTTCCTGATTTAGAATATGATTTCTTCTACAATTATGTAGAGGGAGATGCGAAGGATACAATCCTTTTCAAAGCGGAGCTATCAAAGAGTGACCAACACTCTGTCGTATCTCCTAAACTAAAAAGCTATCGACTACGATTTAGCTAGGAGGAAAGGTAATGATTATTAAAAATAATCTAAGACCTACTACCATCCGAACTAACTCACGTTTCCGTGGCCCAACGGAACTTGAGAAGTATGCGAACTTCGTTCTTGAAACTGCCCATGACTTGAAGCTACTTGGCTCGGTCATGGACAGGAACGATTTCATTGATGGTCATAGAGGTCAAACAGATTTCATTGACGATAACCTGGTAGCTTATGTCGGCGGCGGTACACCTATCACTTCCAACATCGCAACAGCGACTACCCTCTATCATCCTACAGAGAACATGTTTACTTCCATTAACCTTATGAACAGTGGATGGACAGCATACGGTGGATGCACAAAGCAACAGACTTCTACTGGAGTTAGACTAATAGGAGATGGGTTATTGCAGCCTGCTGGTGTCTCGTGGATGAAGTATGTAGAAGAAGGTCAAATCATTTATATGCGTGTGGGCGTTAAGCTCGTCTCTGGAGATGGCACTGCCTTTACAATCGGAAGCCATGACATTAATCAGGGCGAGGGTGATTTGAAAAAAGTTAAATTACCTACAAATGGGTCTATCATTTACGTTGACAAAAGGTTATATTGCAAACATCGGGAACCAATCGAACTTAATATTGATGTTTACAATTTACCTGACATGCTGCAACCAGCCACTGTTGAAATCTCTAGCGTAGAAATTAAGTATATGACAGAGGAACCAATGACGGTTCAGCCTACAAACACAGTCATCAAATCACGTATAAATGATTTAGAAAACAAAATTAATAACATCATCAATAATATTTAGGAGGGGAAACCGTGCAGCCGATTACTCAGAATAACCCTAATATATATAAGGGGCCTTCTAGTTCTACGGAGTTCAACAAATTACGGAATGATATTCATTATGATTTGACTCAGCTGTTCAATCTTTCGAACAATCACGATGAGATAATCAAACGAAACATGGATGTGCTAGTACGTGAGAACTTCTTCATGCAGAACAAGATAGTGGCGCTCGAAACACTCGTTGATAAAATCGGTACAGACCTTCTTTATAAGAGTCAAGGCTTACAAAAGCAACGCATGATTAAATCTTTCTATTCATTAGATGGATTATCAGATGGAGACTCCACTAAGGAAGCACTCGTTAACACAATGTATGGATACCTAACCGTACCACCAGCAGACGTGGTATCAAAGCTATCCTATCAAGCAGCTGATGGTCAGGTAGTAATCCCTGAATCGTTGGAAGTTAAGGTATATGAATCCAACAACGTCCAACCAATTGACGCAACTACTGGAATGAGGACATATTATGAAATCGAAGATGACAACACGTATCTTGCTTTCGACAGAGACAAGAACACCTTCTGGGTTCACACATCTCCGTTTTCAGAAGACAGCGGTGTAAGTGAAGTCTATGGCATTGTCCATATTACACTTCCATTAGATGTCATCAATAATTTGTCCGCCAATACCCTTGTTATAAATCCTTTTCCAGAATACTCTTTACGCATCCGTGACGTTCAAGTCAAGGGACAGGGAGAGCAGTGGACTAGATTAGAAAACTATCCTACTGAAAAGGATGTCAATGGTGTTGACGTTCCAATAGAAATACAGAATGCTAGTAAGCTAACCTTTACGTTTGCAAAAGCAGATGTAACTGAAATTCAAATCCTCTTTACCCAACCATACTGGTTTACGTCTGAGGGGCAGCGTGAATTCGTATATGGATTCCAAGAGATTGAATTACAGAACCGTATCTTTAACGGAGCCGAAGCTGAAATCATTTCTGAGTTTAGCCTTGAAGGGACTACCAAACGCTTTAGCACAATTTTAAAACCTTCCGTTGTTCCACTTGTAGGCACGTCTCAAACCATCGACGACCTAGTAGAGCACAAGCTTTACTACAACAAGGACTTAACTAATGAATTTAGTTTTGGTAATGAAATCATGGCTCCAATCCAAAAAGTATATGTCAAAACTATCATTCATGGACAGGGAGAGGTAGTTCCAATGATTAGACAAATCAACCTTGACTACACTTTCAAGGAGCTTGATGAATTTTAAGGGGAGGCATTAATCAGTAGAGGCAGGTAGTTGGCATGAAAAGTTTCATATTGAAAGTCATTAGCTCCGAGCCGTTTCTCCTAGTCAAAGGGATTCTTATTTTCTTAATAGGGCCTTTAAACCACCAGTTAGCAGCTCTCCTCCTAACTCTGGCAATCGACTTGGTATTCGGTATTATGGTGGCTAAAAAAGAAAAGCAGTTTGCTTGGGGTAAGCTCTTTACTATGGTAAGACGCAAACTCCTAATCTACGGCTTATGGATTGCAATGTTCCACGCATTCGATGTAGTTGCAGGTTTACCGAACTCAGCACGATGGGCGGTAGTCGTCCTATTAGCTGGTCTGGAACTTATGTCTGCTATTAAAAACACTGCTCGTCTGGGTTATAGCAATCTGGCACACGCTCTGGAAGTAATGTTCCTTGCGCTTACTAAGAACAATACAGCTCTTAAGGATGCTGCCGCAGCCGTAGAGGAGTTGGATAAGTTAGAGAAGCCTAAGGAAAATGCAGAAGGAGGGAAAGCAGATGCTAAAGAAGATAAACCAGAATAAGCTCGAACTACTTGTAGCCATTGGATTTAGTGCTTTGATATTTATCTTATCAAGTACTGACGCGGGATACATAAGATTATCTCCGTTTAGAAATTTAGACATGGGAATTATACCTGCCGTCTTCGCCGCTATGATAGGCGGATATCGCGTAGGAATTCCAGTAGCGATTGTATGGGCTGGCTGTGCATACTTTAATCCAGCTAGTGAACTACAAATCTATGGGCTAGCTTTCTTGCTCATTAATCGTCTTGTCTTGGTAACCACTGCGTATTACTCATACATGGTGTGTAAGAAGCTTTATGATGGCTCGCCTGCTAATGTGTATCGTGGCCTCTTCGCTGCTATCACATTAAAGAATATTGTAGCTAACTTGATGTTAACATACATCATTCATGCCGACAGAATATTTGATGGACGTGCATGGCTACATGACTCAGCACAACAATATGTGCTGGAACTAGCGTTATGTGCTTTGGCAATGGCGTTTCTAATCAAACACCTGCGTCAAGTTCATATATTAAACGGTATCAAGCGCCGTGAGAAAGCGAAAGCTGAATCAAAGTCTTGAAATACTATTTTAGGAGGAAGATAGAATGGCACTTTGGAACGTAGACTATGTAGTCAAGAACCAGTTCTCAAGACCAGGAATCAAAAACAACGGGGTGAAAGGAATCGTAATGCACTGGACTGCAACACCAGGTGCGTCTGACACTAACGAGCAAGCGTTCTTCGATGGCTCTGATGGTGGCGGCGGACGTTATGCTTCTGCTCACTTATTCGTTGACAGAGACAGCGCTGTACTCGACATCCCATTGGATGAAGTAGCATACCATGCGAATGACCACGCTTGCCGTGTATCATTCTTAGCCCCTAATGCTAACTTTACATCAATCGGAATCGAAATGTGCGTAGAGAAGGATGGAACTATCCATGCTGAAACAGTGGAACGTGCAGCTAAGATTGCGGCTGAGCTTTGCAAAATGTATAAGCTTGACCCAGCAACTCGTATTGTTCGCCACTATGACGTCACTGGAAAAAATTGTCCTGCTCCTTGGGTTGCTGACCCTAGCAAGTTGACTGCGTTCAAGAACCGCGTAAAAGCTATCCTGAACCCGCCAGCTCCTACTCCTGCACCAGCACCAACAACTGGTTCTACTTACACTGTTCAAGACGGTGACACTCTATGGGGTATCTCTAACAAGTTCGACTTAACTGTTGATGAATTAAAAGCTCTTAACGGTCTTAAGTCTGATGTTATTAACCCTGGAGATAAGCTAGTAGTCAAGAAGTCTACTACTGTGTATTACACTGTTAAAGATGGCGATACATTGTGGGGTATTGCTAACGACAACAAAATCACTGTAGACCAATTGAAGTCTTTGAACGGACTTAAATCAGATGTCATCAACCCTGGAGACAAACTGATTGTAAAAAAGTAGTTAGCGCTGCGCCTGCTCCATCTAAGAAACCAACTGCACCAGTTAGCAAGCCAGCGCCAAAGCCAGCACCTAAAAAACCAGCTCCAAAGTACGTAGTTCCAACTGCTGTGCTAAAGCCTGGTATGACAGGTAATGCCGTTAAGCAATTACAAGTAGCTTTAAATGCAGCTCACTTCTCTTGTGGTACACCTGATGGCTCTTATGGGCCAAAGACAAAGGACGCTGTGAAGCGATTCCAGTCTGTTTATTGTAATCCTGCCGATGGAATCTATGGTTCTAAGACAGCGGCTGCTTTAAACAAAGTATTGAATTAACCACGGGGGCTTCGGCCCCTGTAAAACCAAGGAGGAATTTTTAATGAAAGTATCATTAGGAACTAAGGTTAGAACTGTCGCTTTATTTATCGCTCTTATCAATCAAGTGTTAGTAGTATTAGGTTACCACCCACTTCCGTTTGACCAAGATGCTGTAGAGCAAGTAGTTACTTTAGGATTCACTGGTGTAACAGCTCTTTGGGCTTGGTGGAAAAACAACAGCTTCTCTAAAGCAGCAGTGAAGGCTGACAATGTTTTAAAACAAGAGAAAGCCAATAAGTAACATCATGAATATCGGTATTGCATTTGCTGGAGGAGGAGTACGTGGTGCTGCACACCTAGGAATCCTTCAAGCACTTGAAGAAGCTGGTATCGTAGCAAACTGCTACGCTGGAACCAGCGCAGGCTCTATAGTTGCGACTATGAAAGCACTAGGCCACAGCAATGCAGACTGCTTAAACATGATGGCTCAGGCGGACGCGTCCCTAGTGGACGTTGCCGTTTGGGACATTATCAAAAGCATACCGCATAAGTTCTCAACATTAGAGGGTCTTCTTAAAGGAGAGAAACTACAAGAGTTTTTAATGGTACATATCGGCAAACACTTTTTGTGGGAAGCTCAAAAACCTTTAAGCATTGTATCTACTGATGTTAATACAGGAACACAAGTCATTTTCAGTAACCAGTTTCTTTCTAAAAGAGACTTACGTAAACTAGATGACCGCATTAAAGCCTACGATTCTTTCTGCCCTCTTGCTCTTCCCTACATCGTATACGCATCCTGTGCTCTTCCTGGGGTCTTCCGTCCATACAACTATGGTAAGATGACTCTCATTGACGGAAGTGCCACTAATAATCTCCCTGCAAACCTGTTGCCCCTAATGGGTGCTGACAAGGTCATCGCTATTAATTTGACTCAACGTAATCCACGTATGACAAAAGTAAAAGGCGTTTTTAATGTCCTTAGTCAGGCAGCTACTATTATGATTGAGCAGAATGAATTCCTCTCTGTGAATTCTACAAAGGATTTAGTCTATTTAAATCCTGACCTGACCGACATTGGTATACTGGATTTTGATAAAGTGAAGAATTGCTATGATGAAGGATATCGCTACGGCAAAAAAATGGTGCCTCAAGTTAAGGCGCAACTAGGTCTAATATAAAAAAAAGAGAGAGCGCTCATAAATGAGCCTCTCCTTTTTTATGCGATAAAAACATATTAATGGAGGGTTCCTGTTACCCTTGGTACAAGTATCCCCAAATGTTATGGTTCTAAACGTACTTCCATTTGAATTCTTTCTAAGGTTGCTACAGGATTAATTGTAAGTTCCATAGTAGCTCTACCATCAGCATCGAAAGTAGCCGACTCTACATGGTAATCATTGATAGCTCCCATGTCTCTATAGTGATGAAGCAAGCTATCAGTACGGTTTAATATCTGATGAAAAGTTTCCTCTTCACTCATACTGTACATACTGTACTCAATGCGTGACCTGATTTCATTGAGGAGGCGCTGAGTATTCATACGCCTCATATCATCTGTTACTGATGTAGAACTCCATGTGCCGCGAAAGTCATCCCATCTCAGTACCTTGGGGTTCTCTACAATGTCATCCTCGGTATTACTAAGGAGATGCCGCATATTACTGTTCTTTACATTAGACATCTTCAATCACTCCAGTTACTTCTACGTTACGATAAATTGTGTCTCCTATCTGCACATCGAATGGTTCTAATTGTGCAGTTGCCCACTCACGGGTATGAATTCCATCTACCATATCTACATCTAATCCAGTACCAGCACCGTCATTTCCTTGATGCCATATTGGAGCAAAGTTAATATTGCCTACCGTAGCAGTGCCGCCTGTATTGATAACACCCATACCATATCGTTCATTAATACGTATGCTTTGAATGTCACGTAAACCATCTAACCGTTGTGTATCATTAGCTCGGATATATCCGTCTACATTGCCTACGTTAAGTGTTCCAGTCATAATGTGTGGATTAATACGGTCAGCTGTAATAGCACCTGCTTGAATCGTTGTAGCATTAATACTTCCTGCTGTGATATGACTAGCGTCAACATTAATCCTAGCAGACCTGATTCCTTCTTCCCACCAGCTCATTCTCTTAGGCTTAGGACGATGACCTACAATTATACGATAGCCAGGAGCTGTGACATTCTCTACTGTCCCTACTTGTATCTCATATTCCTTAGCTAACTCTGGACTCATTTCCTCGAACCATTCCTGAATATGTTTGCGGAAGACAGGTTCTTCATTGCTTGTTGGAACCCAGCTGCCATCCAGAATGTCTTTGACGACATCATTAATGCGTACAGCTAGTATATCTGTAATGGCTTTCATTCTGTCATTATCAGAGGCAGGGCCACCCTCTAGGACAGCCGCCGCATACTTACGATTACTCATAGCTTAGTCTCCCTTCAATACCTTCTTCCTGTGCTCTGCCTAATGCCATGACAGGGATGGTATCTTGACAAGGATTACATATAACATCTATTCCAAGAAAGGTTTCCTCATTCATCAAATGGCTTTCACGCATCTCTCCACGTCTGAACTGCAACCAGAAAGAACGGTAGGCTGCACGATTAAGACTAAAATATTGAGGACGTCTGCCGAATCGTTCCTGATACATATGCATTTCATCTTCTATCATATGAAGAATGCGAGGATAAGCACACTCAATCGTTTCTGTTCGAACCCTTACTGGACGCTGCCGTGGGTCATCCATACCTGGAGTCCACTGTCCCAGATACTCATTCTCAAAGGTAACTGATTCATCTAGGATGCTTACCTGCACAGGATGATTGTAGTAAGGGAGAGGTCGCGTAGAACCTATTTCACGCAGGTTTTCTATACTTCCTATCTTTAAAGGTTGTAAAGTTCCTACTACTTTACCATTAAAGGTGGCAATAATATCAGCCCCTTTAAATGATGTAAATGGCTTCTCTGCCACTGGTTTCCCATTATCGTCTGTTAGCAAATGTAAGTGGTCTTTATTGCTCATACCATCACTCCTTAAATTCCACCCAGTAATCCATAGGTACTACTAGTTGTTCCCCATGGCCTGGGTATTGAATCTTCTCCCCATATTCTTCAAAAGCTTCTCTGGTTGTCAGATACCGTTCTCCGTTGCTCACTTCAACAATGAAGATTTCTACATCCTTTAGTTGATGGAACCAGTCGAGGT